CTCTATTATTTCTTTTATAGATACCAGTAATATTAACATCTCCATTATTTGCAATATTAAAAACTTTAGAACTTTGATTTGAAGCAACAAAAATATCTTCTTCTCCATTGTTATTTTGCTTAACCATTAAAGCAACATTATTATCATTAGCATTTATAACTTCTAAATTCTCTGTAGTATATACATATCCATTAACTATTAAATTAGAATTAATAGTTAAATCACCATTAACTGTTAAACTTCTATTATATATATCATTAACTATAAATCTATTATTAGCATTAGGGTCTTCATTAATCATATCAGTATCTAAATCAGTAATTCTTTTAGAAATAATATTGCTAGTATATACTACATAGTTGCTTGTATCATCTATAACATTTCTATTATCTCTTTTATAGATACCAGTAATATTAACATCTCCATTATTTGCAATATTAAAAACTTTAGAACTTTGATTTGAAGCAACAAAAATATCTCCGTCTCCATTGTTATTTTGCTTAACCATTAAAGCAACAGAATTATTATTGGCATTTATTACTTCTAAATTCTCAGTTGTATATACAAATGTTTCAAGTGTTGTTTTATTTCCATAAACTATTAAATTTGAATTAATAGTTAAATCACCATTAACTGTCAACCCACTATTATATTTATCATTAACTATAAACTTATTATTAGCATTAGTGGTTTCATTTATCATATCAGTATTTAAATCAGTAATTTTTTTAGAAATAATATCACTTATAGATGCAACATAATTGCTACTATTGGTATCATTTATACTTGCTTTGATAATTGATGCAAATCTTGTTGATAATACAAAATTACTACTATTGGTATCATTTAGATTTATTTTAGTCATCAATATATTGCTAGTAGATTTTACATAGTTGCTACTGTTAGTATCATTAAGATTTGCTTTAGTAACTAAGATATTGCTTGTTGATACTATATAGTTGCTTGTATTGGTATCATTTAGATTCGCTTTAGTCACCAAGATATTGCTTGTAAATGTTATATAATTACTACTGTTAGTACTACTGATTGTATCATTAAGGTTTGCATTAGTAATCAATATATTGCTAGTATATACTATATAGTTGCTTGTATTGGTATCATTTAGATCTAATATTGTTTGTAAATTTACAATTCCTGATATAGGAATATCAACTAAATTTTCTGCTTTACCTGAAAATAATGTGGCACTTATTGTTCCTATAACATTTAATTTATTAATTAGATTGGTTGATGTTCCTATTCCTATATTACCATTATAATCTATTGTCATCCCAGGGGTTGACATAGATGGACCTGAAGAAGTATAAAATTGCAAATCATTTGAACCATTCTGATATGTAGTTGATGTTATTTTACTTCTTGTATCAGAAGAATATTCCGGTATTCCAAACTCAATCCCAGATGTTTGTCCTTCGGTATTTGTATCAGTTTCAATTCTTACTAAATTATTATTGGCATGAATTATATGCAACTTTTGCTTTGGATTATCTGTGCCTATGCCTACATATCCAGAATTTGTAAAATTAATAACATTATTAATAACATTATTAGAACCACTCTGTATACTAAATATAGAGTTAGAATTTGATATACGCCAATCTGTGTTTGAATTAGCAGAAAAAATGTTAGTATTACCATTAATGAACTCAATATTTGTTGAAGCGTTGTTTGATGTCCTAAAATCTTGCAATCTTATAGCAACATCATTTTGAACTAAATGAAGTAACTTTTTAGGTCTATTAGTTCCGTATCCAATATTTAATCTTGGCATTTGATATTAAGTTATTCTTTTAATACTACTTTAAAAAAATATTATTATATGATTATATAATATCTTAAATTTATTTAAACATTTAATAAAAATAATTAAATTTTTTTTGTAAGAACTATATTATTTAAAAAATAAACTTATTATCTTACACGCCCAATATTTGCTCTAATTTCTTAATGCGTTCATCTTGGGATTTTATAATAACATTCTGTGCTTCTATTCTTCTATGTAATTCCTGTGTCGCACATACATTAAGCGTAAATATATATGTTTTATCTAATGTATGAAAGTCATCTATGTAAGTCCCGTATACAAATATTTTAGTATCAGTATATTTTATCTCATTAATCCTAAATGTTAATTCGTTTATAACTTCAACAACATCAACATAAATTTCTTCATTATCTTTATCATAACATTTTATTTTATCATTCTGTTTAATTATTATTTTTGTAGGTTGTGATGGTAATGTCACAATACTATTATCGTAATCCGCTAATAGCATTATATTAGGTATATAAGATTTTTGAATACTTATTGCTTCTGGTATAACTTCCCTTATCTGTTGTGCTATGAACCCATATACTTTCTTATCACCCTTCTCTATTTTATCAATATATTTATATGTTTTTGGTTCAATTGATAATATCATTTGCAGAGCACTATCATCATTAATATCCTGTATGTCTTCTTTAATTCTACTATCACTACTCGTAATAAAACTAGTTGTCACCCAAATGCCACCAGACACTTTTACAGCTACACCTATGGTGGTGGTGGGTGATGCCCACAATCCACTTGTAGCTCCTCCATAAAATTTACCAAAACCGATTGCAATAAGAGCTCCCCCATTCGGCCCCGCATATATACGCATTCTTTCTAAAGGTGAAGCGGAGGTTGTTGTGTTTTTTGTTGAAAATATTAAATCACCTATTTCACAAGTAGTAACTGCTCCTGAAGTAAATGTTGGTATTGCCGTTACCGTCATGCCTATTTCACAGCACGAACCACCAGTTGCAACTGTAGCACCGGTTGAAGCGATAGGCGCATGTCCAAACCCTATACCATAATAATTACCTGTAACCGAAGAATAAGAAGTCTTTCCTAATCTCATTAATGGTTTTCCTAAAGCGTCAGGCATCACACCTGATGCAGCATTTGCTGTCCCTAAATCAATAGATAATAAAGGACCATTCCAGGATGAATTTTTTGCTATATCCAATACATACGTATTATCTATTGTTCCAGAAATAAAATTACTAGTTGATATTATTGTTCCTATAGAAGTAATATGACCTGTTTTAATATTACCTATTGAATTAATATTACCAGATGTTAATGTCCCATTAATATTTACACCACCATTCACATTTAATAAAGTATTGGATGTGAATGGCGATTGATTAATGGGGGTTCCAATACATAATATAGAATCACTATAAATAATACTTTCATTAATTTTAAAATTTAAAGATACTAAAGGTAAAGAAAGATTATCCATTACAAGGGTTTCCCAACTTGGTCGCGAAACTGCTGTAATAACAAGCCTATAAAATAAATATGAATCGGTATTTGTTTCACTTACTGTAGGTAATAATTGAACTTCGTCGCTGTTGTTAATATTAGTTGTCACATTACTATATATTTGAATCCAATTATTGTTTGACGTATCATTTATACCTAATAAATACCATTTATTAATATATGTATTTGCATATCTATCGTGTGATACAATAATATTTTTAATGCAAACTTTTCTTGGAAACATCACTTGTATCCAAGTGCCATAAATATCAAGTGATGGACTAGTTATAGTTGTTTTAAAATCAGATACATATACAAGGCGCGTGCTCGACGTGCCAATGCGTGCGCTGTCAGAGACACTTTTAAAATCAACTGATGGGTTCATATCATATATTCTTGGGCCATTAGTTGTTAAAACGCCTAAAAATCTTTGATACACATCAAATCCATTTATAAATGTATCAATATTATTATCAAATAGAATTTCTAGTGATCTTGTTCCTATGTTAGTATATGCGGAATATAGAGGTGAACTAGAAATTCTATACTCTCCATTTTTAGTTTTAATACTTATGTAATCATAGAAATATATTGGAGTTAATGGCCATACCTTTGTTACAACAGATTCATCAAGTGTTGCATATTTAATATCTGTAGAATCAGTACCAGTCATCCCAGCTATCTTTATTTTACCTCCTCCTGATGCAATATTTGGAGTTATTACTGAATATTTATTATTTGCATTAAATCTGTTTATTTCTATATCGTTTATAAACTTAAATTTTCCATTAGTATTTCCATCATTATTAATGAACATATTAGAGGAAAAAATTAAATGACCACTAATATTAACACTGCCATTAAAATTAGCACCACCATTCACATCTAATATAGTATTTTCAGCAAAATTAGATGTTGGTTGTCCTATACTCACTAATGCATCACTATATAAAATTACATTCATATATTCAAATCTTAATCCAATCAAAGCAGCAAAGCCATCCGAACCTGATGCAATGATAACAAACCTATATAATAAGTAAGGTGTTATATTCGATATACTTGACAACAATTCTATCTCTGTTGTCGTTATCTGAGCTACATTATAGGTAATTGTGTTTCCACCTTTTTTTAATACTTCTGTCCACTCAGTTTCATTTATATTATTTGTTCCTAATAAAGACCAATCTGCAACACGTGAAGTGGTGCTTGCTGCTATAATAAATATTTTACTTATAATAATTTTTTGTGGAAATTGAATTTGTATCCATTCTCCTTTAATTATTATATTAGGTGGTGATGTAGTTATTTTAATATTAGAAGTAGCTGTAGTAGATATATAAGAAAGACTAGCATTATCATATGAATATTTACTATTTGCAGTAGCCCATCGTGTTGCTAAGTTATTATCAAATATATTTTCTATATTATTAGAGGAATTACTTGATACTTTTATAATATATTTGCCATTTTGTGTATTAATTGTTTTTTCTAAGGGGTTCGTACCTGATGATGAAATATAATTTAAATTTGATGTAATATTTAGTCTATTGGTTACATTAGATGTTTTCCCAGATATTCTGTCAGTATTTAATGTTTTATTTATGTTGTCATATGATAATTCAGTATAACTAGTAATAGCACTACTTACATTACCAACTAAAATAGAGTTTTGTAATATTGTATTTGTTCCAGAACTTGAACTTGAACCTCCTATTTTAGATGCTACATAATTACTAGTATCATTTATGCAATTTATTAAAATATTACTTGTTGTTGTTACATAATTGCTTGTAAATATATCTTCTGCTAATATACGCTTTACTAATATATTACTTGTAAATACTACATAATTACTACTATTGGTATCATTAAGATTTACTTTATTTATTAAAATATTGCTAGTATATACTACATAATTACTACTATTGGTATCATTAAGATTTGCTTTATTTACTAAAATATTGCTAGTTGATGCTACATAATTACTTCCAAATATATCTTCTGCTAATATACGCTTTACTAATATATTACTTGTAAATACTACATAATTACTACTATTTGTATCATTAAGATTTGCTTTATTTATTAAAATATTGCTTGTAGATGCAACGTAATTGCTTGTGTTTTGTAGATTGGTTAATATATTAATACCGTTCAATAGATAAGATGTTGCATTTATACTTCCTCCAAGTATTATATTACCATCAGAATTAATTGTTAAAGGTGTATTAACAGCTGATGGAAGTAATTTTGTTGATATTATTTTAAATTCACCATTATAATTTCCAATTTGGAAATTTGTTATATCACTCGCACCCGCAATATCTAACCCTATTGATGAAGATGATTGTATGTCTAGTTTATATTTAATTATAACAACACCTGAACCACCATTTCCTGAACCCCGTACACCGTCACTACCATTTCCACCCCCTCCAGAACCTGTATCAGGAGTGCCACTTGATGCGTCATAAATATCTGTAATTGTAGTAGCTAGTTTTGTTGTTACACCGCCTTTGCCACCAGGTGTATTTCCTTGAGACGGATATTGAATTTTTATGTTATCATTAGTTGAATTTAAATTATAAGGGCTAGCGACAGCTGCTTCTTGATTCTGTGGTAATACAATATATGTTCCTCCGCCTCCTGAAGCAGCATATAAAACAGGAGTTCCTGTGATATCAATATTAATACCCGGATAATATTTGCTATAAACTGTAGTATTCAATATTCCTAACCCACCCCCACTACCAGAATATTGGACTGATATACTTAAAATGTTTGTGTCGGAAAAAACTCCTCCAATATTCCCTATATTACTACTCGGATTTAATAAATTGCCTGTAATATACAAAGGATTATTAGATACAGCACCTACTACCAGAATATTGGACGATGAAGCACCGCCACCGCTACCGCCTTGTCTTATTAATGCAGATGCTGCAGATGTATTTTCACCACCCCAACCTGAACCTCCACCTTTGGCACCGTATAGATCCGACAAATTAATATTATTTATTTTTCTGTTTATTTTTAACTCACTTTCAATACCTTGTGAATTGGTTATATCAGAACCTTCCGCTCCTATTCTTCCTTTGCCTCCGCGTCCTACTTTTATTTCAGCTGAGATAAAACCGGTTTCAGATTGCGTGCTAATACCTAGATTTAAATTTTTTTTATAATAAACTTCCCCTGCACCTCCACCACCTCCATATTTAAATCCACCAGCACCTCCACCACCTACAATTAGAAGATCATATATTAATGATTGTGTAGTATTGAACGTATATGTTGTTTGCGCATCAAGTGACTGTCCATCGGTATATGTAAATTTAATATATTTGTATTCACCTATAATTCCTCTATTAGTATCTGATACGGGCGGAACTGTAATAATATCATCAGGTAATTGTGGAAAAGATGTAATATTTATTCTTGAAGTAGTATTATCAGAAACATGTAATTTTGATGTTGGAACTGGAATTCCGATACCTACATTACGCTCTAAATTATAAATATTTGGACCGGATATGAGCCAAGAAGACGAATTAATTATTGATAATAAGATATTGCTTGTAGATACTACATAATTACTAGTATCACTAATGCGACCTACTAATATATTGCTTGTTGTTCCTACATAATTACTACTATTGGTATCATTAAAATTTGCTTTATTTATTAAAATATTGCTTGTATATACTACATAATTGCTAGTATTAGTATCATTAAGATTTGCTTTATTTATTAAAATATTACTTGTAAATACTACATAATTGCTTGTATTGGTATCATTAAGATTTGCTTTATTTATTAAAATATTACT